GTTAATAATAAATTGCTTCCCACACTCGCAGGTGTCAAACGGAAGCTAGAGATACCTTTTGCATCTCGATAATTTAGGCAATAGGTGCTGGAGTTAGCAAAAAACTCAGAAGCGAATAGCTCTCTATTGTATTGAGGGCTATTTTGCATTATCAGATAGTGGGGTAGATAAATGTGGTAAGCGATATTTCAACTTTTGCTAGTTGTGGAAATGAACCTACGGTTTCCATAAGAGTTCCAGTAGAATTTCTTGTAGAAATACTTAGCTCATTAGAAGATAGTGAATATAAGCAAGAGTTATTAACTAAATTAGAGTTTTCAGCAAGAAGATGTAAAGCATTAGCTGAAGCTCTATCTAAATCTTGATTTTACAATTTAATATAGATATATCTAAAACCCGTCAGGGCATCTTCAAGTGGAGATGCCCTTTTAATTTGACAAAACTTAAAATTTGTGATATAATATAAGTATAGGTAGTTTGGATAACCTAGTTCTTTTCTTTCTCTTTTCTCTTTGGAGAACAGGTTGTCGAAACAGATAGCCTGTTCTTATTTTTATATTTAGGGGGAGGGGGAAGATGGCAAATAAGAAAAAATCAGAGAAGAAAGATACATTAGATGTAATGTCAGATATATTAGATGGATTAGATTTAACTCCAAGAGAAGTTGATTTTATATTGCGTTATATGCAGACATATAATGCGACACAAGCAGCAATGCAAGTATATAAGTATGATAAATATAAAGCTGCTGTAATGGGTCACAAATTATTACATAAACCGCATATACAATCAGCACTAAAGAAGATGAAGAAAATTCAGCGAAAAATATATGATATTGACCCTAATGAATATCTAGAATTTTTACTGAAGTCTGCAAGAGCAGATATAAGCGATTATTTAAAATTTAGTGAAGAAGAAGTTCCCGTATTAGATAAGGATGGATCAGTAATGAGAGATCCTGATACAGGTGAACCAATCACTAAATTAGTAAATAAAATGCATTTAGTAAATAGTGAAGAAGTAGATGCATCTTTAATTGTTTCAGTAAAACAAGGTAGAGATGGTATTTCTATAAATCTTCCAGATAAAATGCAAGCATGGGAAAAACTTCGTCAATACTTTGGTTGGGGAGAGAAGCAGAATGAAAATGTTGATAATTCTGATTCAATTATTAAAGCAATTCAAGGTAAGACTGGGGAAGTTTGGGATGATGAAGCCGTTGAAGGAGTTGATGATGAGCTAAATGAAGCTCTAAAAGATGGCTAATCAGAAAAAAATAAAACTAACTGGATTTAAGTTTCAACCTTTTAGTAAAAAGCAAATGAAAGTATTAACATATTGGCAGGATAATTCTCCAGTAAGTGATAAGTTTTTGTTGGTTGCAGATGGGTCAACAGGCCCCATATATTAGTAATAATATATTGAAAATGATGTGAACCTATATTTATAGGGTGTGGTAGATAATAAATACTGCTAACAGGGAAACTACTATATAGTACAATCCTGTGCTAAACTTTTAAGTTAAACGACTATCCGAGAGGAGTAGAATATTTTATATTCAAAGCGCATCATATCCAGTATGGATAATGATATAGTCTAACTGCTGTGAGGTCAGGAAAAACGATCATTTGTTCACTTTCATTTGTGCTATTTGTTATGAATACTTTTAATAATATGAGTGCTGCAATGGTAGGTAAATCAAGTGGCACTTTGCGTAGAAATGTGATAAATACATTAAAGCAAATGTTATTAACATTAGGTTATACTTGTGTTGATCATAGAGCAGATAATTACTTAGAAATTACAAAGGGTGATACAACAAATTTATTTTATTTGTTCGGGGCGAAAGATATTGATTTGTCGTGTATACAGAAAACTGTATATATTATTATCGAGGTAAATCGGAAAAAGTCTTTATAAAGAAAATTCCGAGATAACTGAATAAACTAAAAAGTATTCAGCATTGTAGAGCTTAGAAGTTGAACCTATATTGTATAGAATATAATACTTCCACGAGACTTCGACACCTAAGTTAGTATATTGCTAATATGGTGAAAATTTAAGCCGATCTATATGGTGACATATAGAAGTAAAGGATAAAAAGCCTTTACGATAACATAATTGGAATCATCACAAGACCTCATTCAAGGAGCTACCCTTTGTGGTTTATATGTAGATGAATGTTGTTTAATACCAGAATCTTTTTTCTTACAAGCAACAGCCCGTTTATCTGTGGATAATAGTAAAGTTATGGTTTGCACAAACCCAGCATCACCTCACCATTGGTTTTATCAGAATGTATTAAAGAAATTAAAAGAAAAAAACGGTATGTATGTTCATTTTGATATGGATGATAATTTGTCTTTATCAGAAGAGGTTAAAAATAGATACAAGACAATGTACAGTGGTGTTTTTTATAAGCGATACATAGAGGGTAAATAATTTGCTCTCCTTTTAGTGAAAACTAAATGAAAATAAAGTGGGTTAAAATTGGAAAGCTGTAAAATGCTAATCAATTACCAATTAAGTACAGAAATGTCTTGAAGGTTTAGAGACTAGATGAGTAACCTAAGTATTATAAATATATGGTGAAAGTCCACGAAATCCACAACCTAAGTCTTAGATGATATGGTTAAGAGATAGTCCAACTCTAAGGGAAATCTTAGTTACAGGATAAAGAGCCTGTATAGTAAAGTTAGAAATGGTGTGTTGCTGAAGGTCTTATATATGATATGTTTTCTGATAAGGAAAATATAGTTAGTCCTAATGAAATACCTTATGATAAAATCGTTAAATGGTGTATTGGTGTTGACTACGGTACTGGCAATGCTACTGTATTTACATTAGGTGGTAAAACAGTTGACGGTATTATTTATATTTGTAAGGAATACTATTTTGCTGGTCGTGAAGAAGCTAGAAAGGAAAATGATTATGACGTACAAAAAACAGATTTAGAATTTGCAGAAGATATGAGAGCTTTTATAGAGGAAAATAAACATTTAACTGGTAAAGGGTATCGTGATATTGAAATTATGATTGACCCAGCAGCAGCTAGTTTTAAGTTACAGTTAAGAAGATTTCATATGAAGGCTAAAAATGCAGATAATTCTGTTATAGATGGTATAAGAACTGTTGCTACATTTATTGGTGCTAGAAGATTATTGGTTTCTGATGAATGTAAAGAATTAATAAAGGAAATGCACACATATTCTTGGGATCCTAAAGCTCAATTAGTTGGGTGTGATAAGCCAATAAAAAGCGGAGATCATTGCGAGGATAGCTTGAGATATTTATGCATGAGACTTAAAGATAAACATAAAGTAGAAAATGTATCGCGTAATGTTGGTTGGTAATGTTCACATTTATAAACATTATACCACATTATGTTTGTATTTATAAACATTATGTAGTGTACGGGAGGTGAGATAATAACCAATGTCAGTACATAATAATAGTGAAATAGGTGTAAAAAGAACAATACTTTCAGCATCTGGTGGAGTAGAACATTATAAGAGAGTTGAGCGTTCATTTAATGAATTAACTCAACAATTATTAATGGGAGCTAACTATACTGCTGGAAATATAAATAAATATAAATTACTAGATGACGCTTATAGAGGTAGTGGTGGTTTTGAAGACGGAACATATTTAGTACCATTTCCAGTAGAGAAAGGTGATAAATATGCTCGTAGACAGGATTTAGCTTATTATATAAATTTTATTAAGCCAATAATCGATTCTCATGTAAATCCTATTTTTAAATCAGACCCAGTAAGAGATAATATGTCAGATACATTTAAGTTGTTTTTAAATAATGTAGACGGTAATAATACAACTCTTACAAGATTTATGAAAAAGGCTGCAATAAGAGCAAAATTACACGGTGTAGAATTTATTGTAATAGATGCCCCTAAAGTAGATCCTAATATAAGATTAACAAAGAAACAGGTTGCTGAAGAAAGACTGTATCCATATCTATATTTAGTAAGCCCTAGTCAGGTTTCTAAATATGCACGAGATAAGTTTGGTAGGTTAATAAGTATAACTTATAATGTACAGAATGAAATTATTGACGAAAATGGCGATTCTAAATCAATAACAGAAACATGGACTTGGACAGATTCTGTATGTAAAAAACAGGTTGGGGATGATATAGAAACTGTAGAAAATACAATAGGTAAAATTCCAGTAATACCTTTATATGGGGTATTAAACGCTACAGACGATTTAATTCCACAATCTGATTTGTATGGTATTGCTAAGAGTTCATTTACATTATATAATCAATTAAGTTCTCTTTCTTGTATTAATAGAAATCAGGGCTTTTCCATACTTTTGTACCCTATAGGTGAGGAAGATGAGTATGAAGATCCAGAAAATGATCCAATAAGGGTTGGTGTTTCAGATACATTATTATATAGAAATGGGCAACAAGCCCCAGAGTTTATTTCACCTAGTAAGAATCCTAGTGATATGATTATACAAGAAATAAACTTAATAATTAAGGAAATATTTAGACAGGCTAATTTAACATTTATGAATCAGCAAAATATTTCTAATGTTTCTGGATTGGCAAAGAAATGGGACAACTTGCAGCTTTTCCGT